CCTCCCTCGACAATTAGGTTATCCTTCTGTCGAGTTTCTTCCCAGTGCACACCTTGTTATCAAGGGTGCATTTTTCCCAAAAACCGCTAGTTTAACATACTCACATGTTGCCCAATCCCGATCTTTTCTACCTATACAAGACCACACTCCACCCCATCGCTTACCAGCCTTTTTCAGCACGCGCTTGCCCTCGATCGGCCAACGCCCACCGAAAGGGCCGCTGCGCCTGCCGGGCCCCCCGCGTCTCTTACCACTACACCTTCGGCCTGCCCCACCCGTACGAGAATCCCAGTAACCTCGTTGGAGTGTACGAGCTCAATCTCCTTGATCCCAACCCGTTGCTTTTCTCTTGCGTTGAGATCATCTACACCCGCCCAGCATGTCTTCTCCTTTGAACAATGTCGTTCGCACCATCACCTCTCAGTTAAATAGCGCGGCTTTTGAGGCCCGACTGATGGATGATGTGAATTTGGAGCTGTCGCGGATGCGCAAGTACGTGAAGTACCATGTGCCTGAGGAGTCTCGAGATTTGGCAAATGAGTTGGGGATCCCTTTTTATGAGGGCTTGACTCAAGCTCACCCTCATCCTCTGCACAAGATCCAATTCCGCGTGCAGCACCTGCTCTCTCTTCCCTCTTTCTTCACCACCCCAACGACCATCCTTCAGGTGAAGAAGGAGTTTTTCTCTGAGATTCAAGAGGCCACTCGGCAGCCCTTGACTATCAACAATGCCATCATCGAGGCGGAGGACTTGAAGCGTTTCGACCCCACCACGCTCAACCCCAACAGCCCCTCGACTTGGCGGCCCATCATCACCCCCACGGCTTTCTTTTCGGACACCTTGCACCACATGACGCACGAACAGGTTTACTCCCTCTTCATCAACAATCCTCTGATGAAGATAGCTTACTTCCGGTGCGTTATTCCCCCGGAAAGTCTCGTGCAGGATTTCTCCGCTATGCCCAGCCTCTATGAGTACACTATCAAGAAGGGGGTGCTCACTTACTATGCTGAGAGAGACCGGGCTCGCCCCTACAAGCAGCCGGCGTCTGGCTCACTGTGGCTCACCACGAAGCGCATTGTGCCCAAAAGTTTGGATGGCCCGACTCTTCATGTTAACCTTATTGAGTCAAACGGCCCGTGGCACATCATCAGTGTCAGTTACGCTGAGTTTGCGGCTCAACCCGTGCGCTCTTTTAGAGGTCTTGATTTGGTGACTCTTCCCCAGGTTTTCCGGCGCAAAGTGCAGGACGCTCGAGTACCACGCAAGCTGCTGCGCTCAATGATCCTCTACGGAAAGACTGTACCCAAGCACGAGCGCGAAGATCTTTTCGCGAAGGTGCGCCAGGCCGGCGGCATGTTGGAGAACAGCGCCATCCCGCTAGACTTGCTGCTGTTGTTGGTGGCTTCAGTCCAGGAGATCCTGAAGCAGGAAAACAGTTTCAACCTGGAGTCGAAGTTCAAGCGAGGAGTTTTGCAGGATTTGAGGTACTACACCTACGGTGGCGTGAAGGCGCACACGGTCGATCGCTACAGGCGTAGGCAGATCAAGACCTACCTCTCATCTGTGCACGACGGTGACGGGGACCTGGATCTCAAAACACACGACCGCTACGTGCGCTACGACGGCACCTCTCTTGGTCTGCAGGATCCTCCAAGCTCTGACTTGCATTGGACCATTTTCTGGCGCCGCCTGATGAGTTGGCACCACGAGGACAATCGGTACGCGATAACACTGCGCGTGCAAACGTTGGACGCCGCGTTGCGGGACATTGTGTTGCGTGAGCCCCGCACTAGGGTGAATTTTTCCGCCTCACAACTTCAAGCACAGCGCTCCCGACTGCGCACGCCCGTGGTCATCCGCACGGGAGAAGTCCAACAGCGGCGCGCCGCCTTGTTCGGTCTCACTCGCCCAGGAGCTTTGGAGTTAGCTAACCAGGCAGCGCTTATAAACCGCCGGGCCGAGCGAGCAGCTCAGCTGGAGCTTGAGCAGTTGGAGCGTGACGACGCCCGGGCACAGTATCGAGCTGCCCTGCCGGACAATTGGAACATGGTTCTAAGGAGAGTGCCCGCTGCCGCCATCCCGCTCCCGGCTGACGTTGAGGAGGAAGTCTTGCGCCCAGCACGTCGTAGGGCCCAAGGGGCGCTGTATGAGGACGAAGAGACAGACGACGAGGACGAGGAGGATGAAGGTCTCCCCCGACATGACGAGCCTGACGGGTCAGACGACGAGGACGACGATGACGATGACCACCCACCCCCGGCGGCCCTGGCCCAGTTGGCGCCACAGGTGGTGTTCAGGGAGGAGCGCTTGGACCGCGCGCTTCCCGATATTCAAGAGGAGGAGGAGGGGACGGACGTTGTGACCATAGACGACCAGCTCCTCACGGAAATGCAGTTCCGAGAAGCTTTGCTGCTGGACCACCGCTGTGACATCCCAGACTGCCCCTCCCACTCAGGCTTCATGCCGCAGGTCTGTTCTTCCGGCGCTCCTAGTCTTTACACAGGCCCGTGTCACTTATGCCCTGCCTACGAGGACGGCACTCCTGCCGGAGGAGCATCTGCTCACGCCCGCTACATTACGACGATCCCCGCCGCCCGTCGTAATTATGCTCTTGCCCAGCAAAAGGCGATCCCACAGCACTTGACGGCCTCAGAACAGCTGAACGTTACCTTCCCACGCACGGCCGGCAAACGCTACCACGACTCCTTTGTGGGAAAAATTGACAAGATGCGTTTGATGCACTTCCCGGTCACTGAGGAGGATTGTTTGCTGACCGCACTACGCCAGGTCAATGCCCGCCTGACCCATGACGACATGTGGGAGGTTCTGCACCGGTTCTCATCCACGCTCACCCGGCAAGCTTTACTCCGTGAGAACCCCCTTCTCAATGTCTACCACTTGGAGATCCTCGCCCTGTACTACCAACTGAACATTGGTTTGGTGATTCGGGATGCTGGTTTCCAACGCTGGCCTGTGGACTACGGCGTGCAAGAAGGTCCACGCACGCTGTTGCTTTTGGAGAACCAACACTTCTCCGTGCTTGAGGTGGGAGCCGTCGAGGAGCGTCACTTCCGGACTCGTGCTGCAAAACCGGCGCACGCCAACAGGGCTGAGAAGGACTTACGGTACCTGCTCCAGGACATACAACGAGCTCATGCGGCCCAAGACAAGACGGCGCGCTTCGTCCCTTATGTCGCCTCTTGGAACCGCGCCGAAGCTCTTGTGCGTTGCCTACGAGACGGTAGCGAGGGCTTGATTAGACAGCGTTTTGGTGAGGACTACGTTAAAGAGATGGAAAATGTCGCTGAGCAGCGCACCAAGAACGTGGCCAGGGAAGTGCAACTTCTCGTCGACGTCGGTGAGGGGGGCAATGGGAAGTCTCGGCCCATTATGCAAGCACTCTCACAAAAGAAGTACCACAAGAACCACCTTTTCCAGGTTGTTCTTTACACTAACCGCTTGCAGGCCGAGACTAGCCTCAAGTTGAATCTTCGGGCGAAGTGTGCTGACGGTAAGGGCACACCACGACACTTTTGTGAGACTTGGGAGCGGGCTATTACTGAAGGCAATCAGTGCTGCTTGGCTGTGTTCGACGAGATCAGCAAGTTCCACCCCGGATATATTGACCTGTACATAGCGCTGAATCCCATGGTCACTCACGTGATACTGCTGGGTGATCCCAAGCAAAACTCACATCACACGCCCGGGGAGAGCCCATTGAACAACCACGCTCTGCACACACCGGAGGATGAGTACTTCATTCACTACGCGAACGAGTACACGGTAGGCACTATGCGCACCCCACAGCTTCTTGCTGACTTCATGAACATTCCGACCACGTCACAAGATGTTGGAGAAGTGGACCACGCTGTGTTGATACCCGACGGTGCCCACCCTATCGTCCCGAGCCAGAAGATGGTCATGGACATCAGCGCAATGATGGCAAAAGACGCGGACACCAGCGCATCCTCGCAGGGTTTGGACTGGGATCACGTGGCCCTGATAATCAATCCCACGGTTATCTCCCTCCCTGACGTTCACATGTTCTGGACTATCTTGGGTAGGGTCAAGCGCAGGCTGACTATTGTTTGGCAATGCATGATGGACCCCTCCACGACCCAACGAATCAACGCCACTCCCTACTTGCGAGCGCTCATGGAGCATCGCTACCGAGCACCGGACGCTGGCCCGAGATTGAGGAAAGTTGATTGGTACCACCTCATGCAGCACAAGATGGGCTCCCTCTACTCCAAGCTTAGGCTGCCGAATCGACCCTGGACCAACTTGCATCAAGTGGACTTTTCCCTCTACCCGATCACGTCTGGTCTCGCAGCACCACAAGGTGGCCGAGCCCCGCGCTTCACCTCCTTCGAGCAATTACCGTCGATGACCCGCGTGTACTACGAGGCACGTGAGGCGGAGGCTGTTGCGTTAGAACGAGAACCTGAGGAGAGTGAGCCCCTGGTGCACGCTACCACCACTCACGCCGCTCGCTCGTCCGTCAATGAGTCTGTGGAGTTGCTCAAATCGCGCATCAGGGAAAAGTACGACAGGGAGCTCGAAGCTGCAGGCACCATATCCCAGCAATTCCCCGACCGCACGCTGGCGTCCAGGCATAACCCCAAGTTGACCAGGTCACCATTTGAGTTGAAGCCGGATGGTCGTGTTGACCCAGCTCTTATTTCGTTGCACCACACCATGAAAGCTGACGACAAAGCCAGCACTGCGGCGGGCATTAAGAAGCGGATTACCACGGCAACACGCGATGAGAATCTGTTGGAGTGGGAGGCAGCACAAGTTGAGACAGGCCCGGCTTTGTGGAATTCGTTGTGCGGTTTGATGCATTGGGATCCTGAGGAAATTTTGACGGGCCCCTCTGACGACGAGTTGCAGGCGTACCAACGAGAACACGAGGTTAATCGCCTGCGCGTTAAAACTCTGTCCATGCTGGCACGCAAGGAGTCAGACGCTGAGCCGGAAAAAGGTTTGTACCAGATGGACATCGGCTTCAAACAAGAGTTGAAGGTGAAGGAGGAAAAAGAGGGTTCTGACGCCACCGCCTCACAGACTTTAGTGACCACACACGACCACATGCTGATGAGATTTGGTCGCATAGGCCGTTTTCTCGCTGATCGCATTCTCGAATCGCTGCCCCAGAACATCTACCTTCATCTCAAGAGATCTCCGGGTCAGCTGCATCGTTACATCCGCAGGCACTGGAAGAAGGTGGGCAAGTGCCTCATCAATGACTACACCGCTTTCGATCAAGGTCAGAATGCCCAAGCTCTCTATTTGGAGATTCGGCTGATGAAACGGTTCGGGATTCCAGCTTCTTTTGTCAACGAGTACTTCGAGTCTAAGGTCTCGGCCTACTCTTGGTTGGGTTCCTTGGCGATTATGAGGTTCACAGGAGAATTTGGCACTTTCCTTTTCAACTCCCTCTTCAATATGGCCTATGCCAACTTGAAGTACGACCTTGCTGGGGTGGTTTGTTTGTTCGGTGGCGATGACTCAGCCTACAATGGCATTCCGGTTCAGCGCTTGGATTGGTCTCATTGGGAGCGGCTCATTCCCCTTGAGAGTAAGGAGGAGCTCACCGACCAGCCCACTTTTGTCTCTTGGCGCATCACTGAGTTGGGTATCTTCAAGAACCCAAAGATCCTCTTCACGCGCTACCATATTCATAAGGCTTTGGGAGATTTGCACAACGTACTCATCTCCTACTTTTATGAGTATTCATTTGCCGCGCGCATGTTTGATGATCTTCATCAGTACTTGGACGACGAGCAGGCCGGTTACCACGCCATCATGACATCAATCTTTTTCCGCAACAAGAGAATCCCCAAGTCAAAGATTTACTTGGACACCGACAAATATCTTGCTCAGGAGGAGGAGTTGTACCTTTACCTGTGTGACAAGCTCGACCGTCACCAAGACTTGGCTTCCGACATGTTCCAGAAAGAGGTCAACACGATGTCCCGCGCTGAGAGGAGAGAGTTCGTCCAAATTGCCACGACCGCTGTCCAAGGTGAGGAGGAGGGTGATGACGCCTACGCCACCTCCTATTAG